CGCGCCTATGACCGTTTGAAGTGGCTTTCCGGTGGCTGTAGAAATGTCCATCGCCTGCTTAGCAAGGTCTTGTGCTTTCGTAACGTCGCCAGTAGCGCGAGCCAACCGCCCCAAAGCAGGGCGTAACTCATCGTCTGCCACGCCCAGCAACTGCCCCTGCTTACTAATCCAATCCTCGACCGCAACAATTTGGTCGTCGGTCGCACCTGTAGTTTTACGCAAGTTATTAGCCAGCAAATCCTGTGCAGCCGCGTCCTCCATCGCGCCCTTAGTCGCGTCAAACAAAGCCGCCCCAACACCAGCCAAAGCCGCTGCAGCAGGGATAGCCGCCTTCTTAATGGCGTACTGTGCCTTAGCCCCTACGCCCTCAAGTTGAGCGAATTCTTTACGAGCCTTCTCGATGCCTTTGCCGTCAAACTCCGAAATAATAGGTATGGAAATAGCCATTACTTAAGCCTCTCATTGACTTGACGCATAACGTCTTTCACTAATCTTTCCACACCAGCAACAACCGTGTCCTGATGATCGAGATAGGCTCGCCACAAGAAACGCCCTGGCATACCGTAACGGTTAGTTAATGCTTGCACCATTTCACGACCCTTAGCCGTAGGCACGTCTCCACGCCCCGACATTTCAACAACATCCGCACCAGGCGCAGACCAGCGAATACCGAACGTCGCAAGATGCGAAGTAAAGCCACCGAATTGTCGCGGTTTCTTGCCTGAAACAAACGGTTTCATGCCTTTGTCCACTTTTGCATCGTCCCAAGGGAACACGTCGCCACGGTTGCCAGGATTCCAGCGGTAGCCCATACCTGACAACGGCGGCGCGGACGGTGTGAGTGTTTTAGCCGTGTTGATGACCGGCGCTACTAACTCTTTATAATCTTTAGTAATTTGACGACGCGCAACTTTGTCGATTTTATTTAGTTCGCGCAAAGCCTCTTTGATGCCCACAACCTCAACGGTGGTTTCCATTGTGTAGGCGCTCATCGTTTTTTTCGGCTTTCTTTAATAACGTCGAGGACTGTCACCAGCATCCGACTATCAAACTCAATTTGTGGCGGAAAAAACCCGGTTTCCACTAGCACGACGGCTAGGGCTCGGTTGTAACTTCCGCTTCGGTAGGGTTTCCCTCATCACCGACAACCTCAACCGACTGCAAACGCTTGATGTAGTCGTCCAATGTTGGCGGCACACTAATGCCTGACTGCTTACAGCCTTCGTAGGCAAAAAAGCACAAGTCCTCATAGCCGATGCCTTGGGCAAGGTCTGACGCTTTACGCTTGTACTTTCTCTCCCACAGGACAATAGAAAACAGCGAGGTTTGCACCTCATAGGCGGTGTCTTTGTCGGTGACTTTCAGGGTTAATTGCATTGTGTTTCCTTATGCGGTTATTGGTTTAGATCAGGGTGCGGTAATGTCGCGTGCCCATGCTCCACCTTTTGCGGAGAAGCTGAGAACGCTCAATTCCCCGACGGTGGACATGATAGGCGTGAAACTTTCCACAAAACCGTTGCTGAGTGTGTACTCAGGGTTAGACGCGCTTTCTGTTGTGCCTGATGGTGACACCGTCAAAGTGAAACCGCCGCTGTTGATGATGTCGTAAACGGTTGCTTCAACTTCGCCAGCACCATACGACAGATACAACTCAATCGAGGCTTCCCAAAACAGCAAGCCACCTGTAAAACGCTCGCCTGTGTCACCGAAAGCGGTGCTGCTTAGTTCACGCTTGCCGACTGTGATTTCACAGCTCGAGGCCTGATCTGACAAGTCCACAGACGTAGCGCCGCCTGCGTTGGATAGTACGTTGATTGTGGCATTTCCGAGGAATGTAGTCGTAGCCATGTTGTTTTCCTTTGTTAGTTGCGCCGAATGGATACGGCTACGGTGAGGTCATAGGTTGGTAGGTCTTGCCCACCTGTCGAGACAAACCCGGGACGCAGGTCTGTCACGGTAATAGTCGAGTTCATAATCTGATCAGCGACGGTCATCAGGTAGTCACCAGCGTCTTGGTTGCCTGGGGGCGGTGCGCAAACGTGCAGCACTAGACGAATGTCGCCCACGTTGTAAGTGAACGCGGTAACTGTTGGCAGCTCGATAAACACGCTGAATGGTCGCAGGTTGCGAGGGTCTGTGACCACCTGCAGATTTAATGCTTGCAGTTTGGTTTTGACGGCGTTCACCGCGTCCGCGAGAATACCAGTCGCAGCCATCAGGCGACCTGTGCCCTGCCGCAGCCGAGCAGCTGCATAACACGCGCTAACGAAATAGGACGGTCGAACTGTCCCATACTGTTGAACGAAGCGTAACTGTCGCCGCTAGTTCCGCGTTCCCTGTAAAGCATCATGGCATAAAGACCGCAGCCTAGGCGTACGTCTGAACCAGCAGGGTACGCAGGGTGTGGGTCGTAGCCAGCCTCTTTACGCTTACGGAAACAAAAATCGTTTGCTGCGTCTACGTCTGCGGTGAGGTAGTCGAGGTCGTCGCCTGTTGGGACGAAACCGAGCATGTCGGTCACAAACGCGTTGTCAATCCACGAAACCTGTAGGTGGAAGTTTGCGTCAGGGGCGAACTCTGCCACCGTCGCGTTTGCATGCTGGTAGGTGACAACTTTAGTGGTGGTGTTTACGCTAAGAACCGTAATGTTTGCCACGTTATAAGCGGCAGTCATAAACCCCGTGATTTCAGCGCGCATACCGAGCAGGATGCCGTTCACATCGGAGAGGGTAAGCGACCACAAACCACTAACAGCAGACGCTTTTTCGATCGTCTTGTTTAGTGTGATGTTCGTAGCCATTTCTTACCCTCTCCTGTGCTATGCGTGATTTAGACGAAAGCAGCCTTAATGAACTTGGTGTCGTCAAGCATTTTCGCGGCGAAGTAACCACGGAAAGCGATCTGACGTGACAAAGTCGAAGGCTGTTCGATGCTGACTGCGCCCTTCATCTGCTCCCAACACTCAAAGCCGCCGCTAGTTGCGTCGCCAATGATCAGTGTGCCTGATGGAAGGTTACGGTCAACAACAACCTGCAAACCGAACGCGTTACCTGCCGAGTCGCCAGGGGCGAGCTGACCAAGTGCGTTCATTGGTCCAATGTTCGGGAACAATGGACGACCTGAGTCGTCTACCAAGTTGCCAAGCGATGCCCAGCGGTTAGGTGCCATGAACAGGTGCGTTGGCAGGTTGCCGTTTGAGCCTGAAAGAATGTCTGAGGCTGCCTGGTAAATCCAAGCGACCCATTCTGTTGGGTCTGCGATGTTTGCTGCTGTGAAGTTGTTGGTGTTGGTTGTTCCTGCTTCGAGTGCGTCAGCTGCCACGTTGTCGACGGTGTTCGCGTAGACGCGACCCATGTCGTCAAGCATCGCGGTCAGCACTTCAGGCTGTGACCAGTCAAGTGAGGCTTCAGATACTTCGACGTAACCGCCGTAGATGCCCTTGGTGATTTGCACATCGTCCACGACGAAAGTGCCTGACTGGATTGCGGTGTTTTCTGTTGCAACAGCCATTGAAGTATGGGTTGTTACGACTGGGCGGATGAACACTTTGCCGCCTGCAGGCATCGCACGGACACCGACTGCGTCGATGACTGGGCGCAAACCGCGGAAGTTGTTGTAGATCGGTGCAACGATTGGCGTTGGCAAGATGCCAGGCAGGTCGCTGGTTACTACGTCGGGGGCTGCTGCGCGGAGGCGAGCGTTAAACTCTTCAGCGACTGCGCCGCCTTGAAGTTGTGCTGAAAGGTATTCGCCTGCTGATGGCATAACGAATTTCTTCGCCTGTGCATAGATAGGCGTTGTTGGGACGATCTCAGCCGAAGCCTCAACCGCTGGGGTGTCTTGTGACATTGTTTCCTCCTCAGGAATGTTGTCGGGTTGGGTTTCGTCTGCTTCGACCGAGTCGGGCTCGGGTTCTGAAGCGGCGATTTCTGTGATTTGAGCCTCGGAAAATGCGCCGTAAGGCACGACCGATAGTTCTACGAGGTTGGCTTTGCTGACGACCATTACGCCGTTTTTGTCGTACTTGTATTTCACAGGTACGGCACCAACGGACACGGCATCGTATGCGCCAGCCTTGATTAGTTCAATGACGTTGTCAGCTGCAGGCACTTTTGCGAAAGTTGCTTGAAACAGCAAGCCTTCCTCAGCTTCTACGACTTCATTAACTACACCAAGCATTTTGGACATGTCATGTCCCTCGATGAGTTTTGCTGGTTTAGCGGTTACGTCGAACGCGCCTTTACGGAAAGAAACCTTTTCGCCTGAGGCAACTACGCCGACGCTGTCCCAAGGGACTGCTACACCTGTAATTGTGCGTGGTGCGTCGTCGCCTGCGGCTGCGTCTAGCGTGACTGGTACGGCTTGAAACTTAATCATTTAGTGAGTCCTCACGATCTCGGGCGGATGGTTCAGAAGGTACGGATGACATGTCGTTTTCCTCTAGATAGTCGTCAATGTCGAACTCGACATAACGACCACGAGGGATAATGTTGTCATTCGAGAGGGTTTGCTCAATTACGTCGAGGTATAGGCGAGCGCCGAACAAGTACAAGTCCTGCCTAGCCTGCTCTGCGTTTTGATACGTCATAGACGCACCTTCGGTTGGCGCGGATACTAGGTAGGCAGGAACATTACACAGGCGAGCCATTTCAAGCGCCTGGTACTTGCGCTGGTCAGCGATGACTTCCTGCGGGTTCTGTGAAAACTCCTTGAACTGCACCTGTGTAGAAAGTGCGCCAATCGCGTTCACTTTTCGGGCTGCTGCCCACGCTGAAGCAAGGTCACCCAAAAACTCGCCGTCCATGTCCTCGCCAGAGACTTGCTGCAGGTACCCAGGTACGGTTTCCAGCTGGGCATACCTGTCAGCTGCCTGATCTAGGTAGATGCTTGTGTTGATGGCGCGAGCGCCTACCTTTAAAATGCCCTCAATAGGGCTAACGAACTGCACGACGTTGTTTACGTCGAGAGGCATACCGTTAAACTCTAGTTCGGTGCTGTTGCCGTAAAACTGTGGGTAGCCGCTTTGTTCGGTGCTTGAAATGTTGGCGGCTGGTAGCCAGGTAAACGACGCAGGGCGACCGTCCGAGTAGCGCGTCGTGATGTATGCGTACGCGATGCCGTAAAAGAACATGTCGCTAAAAATGTTCACAAAGAAGAACGAGCGCGTCACTTTCGGGTCAGGGCGTTCCATCCACGGCTCTAGCGGTAGATAGATTTCCTCGTAACGCTCGCCAGTCCATTGTTTGCTGTAATGCTTTAATGAAAGCGAGCCGATAAGCCCAGCAATTAAGTCGCGGCTACGGGACACGGTAGGCACACTAAGCGCTTTGATTTCGTCCGTGCCTGACGTGTAGTAAAGGAATTGTCCGATCTGGGACGCTCCGGCTGCAGCCTGTACAGGCGCGCTACTAAAACTAGGGGCAGAAGTTTTACGGAGAAATCCCATTACTCGGATTATCGCACACTATTGTTGCAAATGCAACTATCTAGATGAGGCAAATCCTGGGCGCGCTGTTTGCTGGGGTCGGGACACCTGCGACGCTGCCGCGATAAGGCACCTAGCGCACTCGATAGGACCAGGTGATTTCTGTGATGACAGGACTACCGAGTTCTGCGCTTTAGTCAGGACAGCGCGCTGAACATGCTCACCCAGCATCTCCTCGCCAGTATGCAACAACGTCCCCTCAAAAATCATCTGCCGCACGATGCCAGTGTATTTCAGCAGCTCGGCATAACCCCACACGAACCGTCGCGGATGGTATTTCTCGGGTGTGTGCAGATCAAGGCTCGGCGTTATCCCTAACTTAAGTTTCGGGTTTGCGTCCATGGTGGCTTTAATTTTGTCCCACAGCTGACGCTGACTATCCGCGACAAACTCGACCGTGGCGATGATGTAGCCGTCCTCAGTTTTGGCGCACCTAATCCCGACATACTTTGAGTCGTCCACGGAGGAGTCCACAGCTAGCACACCCTCCCCATCAGGACAGGCGACGGTGGCTTTACGCGATGCCCACATGCCAGGAGGCAGCCACGCCGAAGCAGCAGCCACCCACAAATTACAATGAGCGCGTAGCCACATAGACCTGTCGGGGGCTTCGCAAGCGTCCTGCAACGCTCGAACAGTTATCGTCTTTCCAAGGCTCGGGTTTGCATAGCCCCAAAAGTTAGGGTCGTCAGGGTCACACTCAGGTAACGACCATTCCGCCATAAACAAACTCGAAGGTTCTCCGCGATCTATACCAGCAAGCGCCTGCTCGCGTAAACGTAGCATGACGCGACTTGATTCGTCACCAGCGGTCGAAGTCAAAATAGCGATAGGGCTGGGTACCGCAATCTGCGACGGTTTCAACGCTCCAAAATACGCAGCCTCGGAAATAGCCCACAACTCGTCACACAAAATCAGATCGTACGTCCCACCGTGCTTTTTTCCTGTAGCCGCCTTGACCGTGTAACTCGAACCGTCGCGCATTTTGACCGTGTGCCGACCATACGCCCACGTCACTTTGCAAAGGTC